GCAAGTATTGGATACAGCCCGCCTAGCGCGGGCTTCGTTTTGGAGGCGATATGTTGACCCTTACCGAGCAGGAAATCGGCGAGATCACCGCTCGCCAGCGCCGCCCGGCACAGATGAAGGTACTCAAGGCCCTGGGGATACGCTATCAGGTACGGCCAGACGGCTCCCTCTTGGTCTACCGCCGATACGTGGACAAGGGCCACCCCGATACAATCCCGTCTCGGGAACCGCAAATGAGGCTGAGAAATGGGCCGACCGCGCAAGTCTGACAAGCATTTGCCGCCCTGCGTCTATGAGAAGCACGGCGCGTACTACTACGTCAAAGCTGGCAAGTGGACACGCCTGGCGGCGGATCTACCTGCCGCTTTGGCTGAATACGCTCGCCGATTCGATAACCCTCGCGGCGGCATGCCTGAACTTGTTGAGAAAGTTCTCACCCATATCTCGCCCAAGCTTTCGAAGAACACCATTGACCAGTACAAGATCGCCGCGGCGAGAATCAAGGAGTCATTCGCCGAGTTTGCGCCGGACCAAATCCGTCCGAAGCACGTAGCGGCCTTGAAGATGGATATGGCAAGCACCCCTAACATGGCGAATCGGGTGCTGTCGTTCCTGAAAACGGTCTTTGCACATGCCGTCGAATGGCAACTGGTCGACAGCAACCCTTGCATCGGGATCCGCCGTCACGCTGAAGGTAAGCGCCAGCGCTACATCACGGACGATGAATACGCCGCAATTTACGCGAAAGCAAACCCGCGGATGAGGGTCATCATGGATTTGCTGTACCTTACCGGGCAGCGGGTCGGGGATGTGATCGCCATCAAGCGAGCCGACATGAATGACGAAGGGATAGCATTCGACCAGCAAAAGACTGGTGCCAAGCTGTTGGTGCGCTGGACGCCTGAGCTGCGTGATGCCATCGCAAGGGCCAATGCACTGAATGGTAACGTGCTGGGTGCCACGCTGTTTAGGACGCGCTCGCATGCCAAGTCTGCCCCGTCATATGGGGCGACCAGGGATCAGTGGAAGGACGCTGTAGACGCCGCTGGCGTCGAGGACGCCCACATCCATGACCTGCGGGCCAAATCCCTAACCGATGCCAAGCGGCAGGGGAAGGACGCTCAGATGCTGGCAGGCCATACGTCGCCAGCAATGACGGACCGATACATTCGGCTGCGTGAAGTGCCTGTAGTTGATGGCCCCACGTTCAGCCGCCAAGCGAAGAAAACCGCCTGAGTTTTAGACTGTCTAATAAAAGAATGTCGCAAGTCATTGATTCACAACATACTCCCATGATGCAGCATCATGGCGGAAAGCAGTCGTAAGCATTTGACTTCACAGAGTTAATTGCCATTCAATGTCTAATAACCCAGGGGTGCTTACCTACCCTTAGATCCGCATGTTTCCTAGACGAATCAGCGAGTATTAGACTCACTAAATGTCCTACTTCATCCCCATGCCTCCGAAGCTGGGCGGATGCTGGACCTGTACCCATTGGCACGGCGAGACGACCGACGAGGGGCGCAGGCCGTATTGCCGCTACGAACCTCACTTCCCTATCTGCCCATCGTTCCCCGATGATGGCTGTTGCCACTGGATGCGAGAGGTCGGCGCGGATGATGAAATCAAACTATCAAAGGACAGGGGGCCGCAGGAGGACTAATCATCGTTCCCGGGCCAATCACACAACCGGGCGCCCAGCTCGTTATGCGTCAGGATCTGCCGCGCCGTCCGGTCCGTCAGAACGTCGGCCTCCCCGATGAAGATCGGCATGGACACCATGCAGAAGTCATTCCCCACCGGCTCCCGGGTCGCGCATCCACTTGCGGCGAAGCTCACTAGCAGCGCCACCGTCAGGCATCCGATTGATCTTGGCTTGAACATCGCGGCTTTCCTTGGCGGCTTCTACCACCTGCTTGTTGATCTGTTCTCGGACTTCCTGGCGTCCGTCAGATTTGCCTTTCAGACGCACGCCGAAGTACGCCAGGACGAGGGCTACAGCGCCCGCGATATAGGGCCAGAATTGGGCGATCAGTAGGCTCATGGCGCTTTGTCTCCCGCGGCGATGGCGTAGGCAGCATTGGCCCCGAGGAACAAGGCCCGCTCAGCAGCCCGCCTGCGGCGCAGCCCCTTGAGCGACTTCCCACCGGCCTTGTCCCAGCGCAGGAACTGATCGGCCGCCAGTTGGATATCCCCGGCGTTGAATAGCTTTACCAGTGTCGACTTCGCAAAAGCCGCGGCCCCGATGTTGTACGCAAGGCATACCATCGCGTCGAATTGCTCCTGCCGCATGTGAGCGATAACCGCCGCTCGTACCGCGGGCTCGAAGTCTCGGCCCAATCTGCGCTCTAGCCTGTCCTCAGCCTCTTCCTGCGTGATCACCATGCCTTCGGTGACGTTCTCGGTATCCCCGTACCCAATAGTCAATACCCCTGCCGCATCCCGGTATGCCTTGAGTTCGCAGCCCTCGTAACGCTTAAGGACCGTCAGCCCCGTCTCGCTTAGCGATCTTGGGCTGGTAAATGAGGCGGGCGATGATCCCGAAGGCGATGACGGCGATACCGATCCACTTCCCGGTGCCTTCCGGAAGCTCAGCGCGGAGGTCAGCAGGGACCATAGACCAGACAGTAAGGAGAGCATTGGGAGTCTCCAGGGCAAGCGCCAGGATGGCAGTGCCAAGAATTTGCAGGCGCACGGACCAAAACCGGTGCCATTCGCGCCATTGGGGGATGAGCTTCATCGGCTACACCTATTCATCAACGAGAGTTTTTGATACATCGGAAGCCCCCCCTTTTGAGAGCATTTTTGTAATCAGCTTCCATTCCCGGTCCTTGCGTTCGTTGTCCTTCTTTATGAGCAGCACGTCCGTTTGCATCGTGTTCATCCCCCCAATCACCTGATCTAGCTGGTTCACACTTCGATTGCCGAACCAGATGTACCCACCGCTCAGCAAAGAGGCCGTGAAGAACGCAGCGGCGCCCCAGGCGTAAAGCTTGTCAACCCGGCGCTCTAGCACTGAGACGCGGCTGACCAAATCGCCGTAATGCGGCTGTTCCATAACGGTCCTTAGGGCGTAAAAAAACCCGCCGAAGCGGGTTGAGTTCTGATGCTGTTCTTTAGAACGCTTGATCGTGGTAGGTAACGCCCATGGCGTAGGTGCGGCTGTTCGTGAGTTGCTCCCATGGGGCAACTGGGTAATAAGCCGATCCAACACTGGCATTCCAAAAGATGGGCTGCGCGCCGATCAACATGAGATTCCGCTTGATCGTGTTCATTTCGGCGCTGAACTGAGCCGCGGTGTAAGCGTTGTAATAGTCGTTGGTGCCACACATGACCCACACAAAATCCGGCTTTTGCGGCGCGATGTCCGTCCAGAATCGGGCGACCAGGTGAATCATCCAGTTGCCCGCGATGCCTTCCCTCGAAATCTGCGCATCCGGTAGCGCCGCGGCCAAACGGTCCGTAACCCAGCCGTTAGCCACCCAGCTATCCCCAAATAGGATGTGCTTTCCGGAATTCAGGTTTTTGATCTTCTCGGTAACGCGGCAGTACCGGACCTGGCCCAAGCTGAAATACGCGCCACCGCCATTGGCGTTCCTCGCCCGGACGTAAACAGAGCTGCCGGGCTGAACCGAAAACATGCATTTGATGAGACGGATACCGTCAAACCCCATCGTGGTCTGGGTGGCGACTCCGAAGGTCTGCCCCCCTGCCGTCACTTCCATCACGTCCACAATCACAACGCCGCTGTATCCCCCCACGCGCTGCCCTACGCACAGAGGGAATTGGACGGTATAGACGCCTGCGCGCAACGGCACTGCGGGCGTCGTAGCCCCCGCGTTCAAGTCTGGGCAGGACACCAGGGCGCCAGCGTAGCCGGGGCGGTTTGCACCGGGGTTGTTATAGGAGAACGTCAGATCCGGCGCTACCGTCCCCGACGCGTTCCCCACCCAGCTTGACGGCTGCTGCGTGACCACATGCAGCTCACCATGCGTAAGCTGGCGCAGCGCACCATCAATGATCGTGTAGTTGCCATACTCGTTGGCATGCGCGTCATTTCGGTAGAAGTTGTAGACGGGCGCACCCACAGGAAGACTCGCAGGCGAACCGGTCTTCATGATGATCGATGTGCCTGTCAATGACTTCACAACTCCAGAGTAATACTGGTCGTCGTCAGCCAAAAAGCAAATGAGTTGATCGATCTTGAAAACGGTCGCATCGATGACCGGTATCTCCAAGCTGCCAGCCGCTACCACCTGCGTGGTCGTCGTGGTCGCCATGATTCCAGGCACTTCATGCGGACCCCACCCGACACCATTCAGAATCCCATAATGCATATCTACGACGTATGGACTCATTGGATTCGTACCTGTTCAGTTCGCGTCTGGGGAGGCGGGCCATTCTACCCGATGGGGGAATCCGGGCTGCTGCGGGATGTCTCGCAGGGCCTGGCGGTAAGTGGCCCAGGATTCCCGCAAGGCATTTGGCACATCCGCCAATTGGGACCAATCGCATTCGGTGAGGCGAGCGTCTCGGTTTGCACGGACGGACGCCGCGACCTCTTCGTCGGTTGGCACATTTGGCTCGGGCTCATTGCCTGCCGCGGCCCATACAAGATAGGCGACGTAGTCGACGTTCGCCGGATCCATCGGGATGTAAGCTCCGTCAGAAACCCTGCGGATCAACGTTTCATTTTCAATTTTGTACATGTTAGAGCCTCGAATTTGCCACCCATGCCCAGATGCAGTTGAGGGTGGATGCAACTTGGAAATTCCAAGTAATGTATCGGGGTGTGATAGTTATGGCGACAACGGTCCCATTGGAAACCACCGTCCCCACGGTGGGGGTAGCCCGCTTAGGAGTAGTGAACATCACAGGCAAATATTGGGGAACCGTCGCATTGTTCCCAGGGTTCGTATATCCGAACTGCCCCCCGGACGTTTCGTAGTATCTCTGGCACAGAGAAAACTCAGTAGAGATTGGGCGTCCTTCAAAAGGCGTTGCTTGCGGCCCGGGCTCAAGCTGGACCTCTCCGATTTCAATCGTCGCGCCGCTGGTTCCCACCATGCGTACCGATCCCGTGCTGCGGGTGGTTGCAGTGGAAAGCCACGTATCTACCGCGCCCTCAAAATTCGTTCCGCTACCCAGATCGAAAACCAACTGCATGCCGATGCCAGTTGACCGATCCCAATTAGCGATACCCCCTTGATCTATGGGGATAGTTACCACTTTCTTTTCCCACGCGCCCGCCACACTGACGGTGTAGTTTTTCACATAGGACCTGGTCGCAGGGGAGCCCCCATTTAGGAACGCCATGCTGTAAGTGCCGACGATTGACGCCTTCACCCAGAAGCTGACCGTGAAGTACCCACCCCACAACGAGCCAAGCGCCAGGGCAAGCAAATTTTGCCCTTCAATCGATTGAATGAACGAATTCCTATTCCCGGCCGCTGGCGTAGCTGCCGCATTTGACGTGATCCTGGCAGTGAACCCCCCGACACGTCCTTGGCCAAAATCGGCTCCTGCCACCTGCTGGGATACCGTGACCGATGTGGTCCCCTCGGCATAGATTCGCCATTGATCCGCGGTGTAGGGGTTCGAGCTGGCCGACGTGATTGGGCCTATGGACGTTCCATCCTGCCAGATGCGGAAATCGCCGTTGATGATCTTGTTGCGCCAGGAGTACGCGCCGCTACTGAAGCCATTGGAATAGTCGCTAACATATGCAACTCCGTTCCAGTTGGACCAGCCGATGCCGCTGATGTAAATCGGACTTCCAACATCACTCGTCGGGGCGGTTGGATAAACCTGAACGGTACTATCTGCGTTACCGCCGCCGACAATGTCCGATTGCGACCAAATGAGCGCATCGTTAG